GGATCTTCATACTCAGCACATATGCTAAGAGGTAAGCAGACCAAATGACAAAGCGAGATCAGGATCTCATTAGGCTCTGAATCTGAATAAAGGAATATATTCTTTGCTCTCTTTAACCCCATATCTTATATATTACTCTTCCATTCTGCCTAACGGCCTGTAGAACCTCTCCTCTGTTGTTCTCTGTCTTATAACTGACATGAACCCAATCAGGGTTCTCATCATCTCCAAACTCCCAAATCAGTTGGTCAAACTCCAGATTGTTCTTAATGAATTCAAAGATCAGGAAGTTATCTACTGATCCATCTAAATCTAGAGCCTCTCCTTTTGAATGCTGAGATCCTGATGCTCCACCGATCAGATCATTCAATGCTTTAGATCTATATCCTGAACTCACTATGATAGGCTTCTGGAAGTGATCTCTTACAGGTTGGAATATCTTAGTAGCTATCTGGATCAGGTTAGATAGATGTTCGCCACTAGGCTTGTTACTGATACCATTCTTGATAGCAGTAGCACTCTTAGTCGCTTCATCTAATGTTAGATTCTTACTTAACTTCATATTCTTATATTGAAATAATGCACATAGCATCATATCGTTGTTAGTTCTATACAGGCTTCATCGGATAGGGCAGTTGGGAAGCAAGTTATATTAGTAAACTTTTCACCTGTTGGTGTGTACATACCAAATCCTGATGCAACTCCTAATGTGTTTGGTCTAAAAGAATCTATTTGTGTAGCAGAGCCTCTTGCTTCGCCATTTGCAAATATCTTCACTTCGCTGCCATTCCAACGCATAACATACTTTGTATTGTTTTGAAAGTTTGTTGTTACGACAACACTTGGAGAACACATAGTAAGCAAGAAATAAACCGAGTTACTCCTACCTCTTAATTGAAAGTATTCTCCATTTGTAGTATCTCGCATTGCTATTGAGCGACCATCAGTTGTAAGTTGTCTAAACAAAGGCTCATCTACTTCAAAGAATAATGTTCCCTCCGTAGGATTAAAGAAATTACTTAATCCTGCTGCTCCTTCAAATAAAACATCAGCCAACCTCGTTTGCGATACCCCATATGTAGGTATGTAACTTGATGGGTAGGAGCCTTGTTCAAATTGAGCACCATATAAATAACCTTCATCTCCTACAACTGCTGTTTCAGCAGGGAAGTCAATTCTGACTAATAAATCACCTGCACCTGTTGGAGTTGTTTTTGCCTCAAATCTCTGCCAATCACTTGTCAATGTAAAAATGTCCTCTTGATTTTGACCTGTAGCACTTGCTAAATATAAAAATCTTGTTTTGATTTGCTTACCAATTGTACTACCCTTACCCTTCGCATAAAAAGTAAATGTATAAGGAAGAACATCTACATTTACAAAATCAAATATAACGGGGTCAGTTGTTGTGGCTATAAATTTTGTAGCATTATAATAGCCTTCTGGGCTTAATGTTTCTTTAGTATTTTCTTCTGTTGTGAATCCAGTTTTTGAAGCCCAACTTAGAGCCATAAAGTATTCCGAGTTAGGAATCAAATTAGTCCTACTCGGTTCAAGCAATAAAGAAGGACACGAACCATTAGAATAATCTAATCTCGGCATATCCTCAAGTATCCCTCCTGCAACAGGAGCAGTAGTAGTCTCTACATAAGGGTAGGCTACCATTCCTTGATTGAGCATTGCATCTTGGATGAGGATAGAACCTGTAGTTCCGCTTGTATCGCCATTAGCATCAGCAACATAAAATTGAGCATATTGTGCAGATGTTACATTTGCCGTAAAGGTGCAACGATACCATCCGCTCCCTATGCTTGTTATGGTTGCATCAATAGAATTATCAGAACCCAAAACACCATTCGCTAAATCAAAATAAGTTGTTGCTCCTCCGTAAGTTATACGCATCCAATTATTTGTACCCGCTTTAAAATATGCGCTTAATGTTTGAATACCCGTATCAGTAACATATTGGCGAATCCTTCCGTTTGCTGCACTCTTACTCAAGAGCCAAGCATCATTAGAACCATCATATCCCGATTGACCACTTGTTGCAGTTAAATCAGTTTGTAACCAAGTCGTAGTAAACGAATTACTCTGCAACAAGAGATTCTCATACCCCTTCTCTATATTACCATCCGCATTAACACGAGTAGCACTTATATTACTACCTCTTGTGAATGTAAAGTCTCCTGTTCCATCCGTAGGCTTTAAACTCCCAAGTGTACCATCCTCATAGCCACTCGGTATCATTACCAAACTTGCCGCTTCTAATGCATTCATATTTCTATCGCTACCAATTCATTCAACGCTGCGTAAGTACAAGCCTCCGCCTCAAATACATCCATACGAGCCTGTAATGTATATACATACTCACTTGTCTCTACTATCTTCTGGATCGTTCTGGTAATTGTCTCACCTTGATTCGGATCTGCTAGATAAGCAGCTAGTGTTAATGTTCCATCAGCAAGTCCTGATACATCAACAGGAACATCTAACTCCGTATTCCCTCCCATATTCACTGATCCTAGCAGGATCTGATCATTCACATCAGTAATAGAATAATAGACATAAGCCTGAGCCTGTCCATTACCTACATGAAAAGAAGCACTCTCAAAATTCTGGAAGTCTAAAACACTTTGATTCCATTCAATAGTATATCCAGAAGGCGGCTCAGTATCTACACTAATACCTATCCCCTGTGCCCATAAAGATCCATCACAACAATCTATAGAGTAGGTGTTTCTGCCTTTACATAAACAACCTCTCTTGCCTCCCTTAGGAGATGTTCTTGAAGGTGTCTTAAATTTCTTCATCTATTGGTGGGTTACAATATGTTGAGTTAGGGTATAGGATACAATAGGCAGTAGCGTATTCATCTCTTGAACTTGAACTACCAAAGGAGTGAATACCCATAGGCGTAGGCCAGACTAAATACTGCTGCCATACTTGGTTAGGGACATTCTTCCAATGTACATCTACGGCATACTTCTCACTTACTATCGCAGGGGTGAGTTCGTTTCCTTCTTCATCATATGTTGCAGGAGTTGTGGTAAGGTATCCCAACTTCACTACTGCTTCAGTTAGGTTTCCTTCCTCATCTCTTAAGAGGTCTATTGCAGCATCTGCTGCTGCCTCATCTACATATTCATATTTACGAGTTATCATAGTTCTGGCTCTGGCACAGGAACATATTCAATACGCTCCAATGCATTTAGTTGGTCGTGTATTGCCGCAAAAGCAGAATCATTCAATACCGCAGTTCCTACAATCCAATTGTCGTTTCCATCTTTAGCAAACTTCAAAAGGTTGTCTCCGTTTCTATATCCATCTAAAGCCTCGTATTGGGCTTGTGTTGCTTTTAATACTATCATAGGGCAGATATATAATTTTGAATAGCCGTGTTTAAATCTGCTTGTTCGCTTGTAAGGTCTGCACCCATCCCCCACATTCCGTGACCCACATTAGAAAAGAAAATTCCAGAGGCTCCATTATTCGCTGCAAAATTCCAAACACTCACAGATGGTACGGATGTACTTGTAGCTGAAGTATTTTGTGAAACAAAAGAACCATTGAAATACAAGTTAATTGTGTTTGAATTAGGTCTATTTACCAATTGTAATCCAACGCCTTCATTCGCACCAGAATTAGCAAGTCCTGCCGTACTATTCAAATAGTTTTCGCCATATCCAAATGGACGCCCCGAAATCATAGCATATCCTTCCCCGCTTTTAAATGTTCCTTCATATGCTTGTACTTGACCAGCGGTAGCAAGTTCGGAACGATACATAAACATAGATGCATTATTTAACTGATAATTAACAGCATCGGTGCTTGGTGCGTAGTTTGTATCTAAATAAGAACTTGAAGCATTTCCTCTAAATCCAATATCAGTTGTAAATGTCGGGCTATTCACTTTGGTTACTTGATGACTGCTCGGTGCTTTCCAGTTTAATGTCGCATAGTCGCTATCGCCATCCGTAGCGAACACATAGAACACATCAAGTTTGTCCCAAACACCCGCAGTTTTTAAATCCGTTACAAGAGTATTCTGCAAGGTTTGTTGAGCAGCACTTGGTGCAGTATATCCTAAAGCAGTTGACCTATCTAATACCGCTTGATAGTCGGTGTCAAATCCACCGCCTGCTAAATCAGCATATGCACTACCCCAACTTATATTATTGTCAGTATTGCCCCAAGCAGTAGACTCATATATCTTTCCCCAATTAATGTTGTTGCTCATTTCTTATTCTTTTTCATGAGATACTTCTTCAACTTCTGGATGTTAGCCTGTTTAGGCTTATAGGTAGTTCTTACAGAACCCATCCTGCGAAATTCTGATTCTTAGTAGGGTACATATCATCATTGTTATTCTGATTGTACTCTGGATAAGTAGCATTATTGAAACTCATATGATCTACAAATCTCCTCGCATAATGCTCTGCTATATCTCGCTCCTTCTGTACTAAATAATCTAGATCCTCCTTAGTAACACTCGTTCCATTCTCTGATCCTTTAGTATAGATGCCTCCATTTGCTACTTTAAAGTGGATATAAGGCAGTATCTCTATCGCTGCATAGTGTATGACCATATCCTGAATATAATCATCTAAGAGAGTCTGATAGTTAGTAGGTATGCTACCTGCTGCTATATCAGTTTTAAACTTCTCAAATAATCTCGTTCCCATTATGCCCTGAACATGAATGTCCTGAGCAATCTTGATGAATTGAATCATCTGATCACGATCAACATTACCATTGATCCCTGTTCTCTTTATAACATCAGCAGGGCTGACAAATAGTACCTGTGCCATATTAGTTTAATTTTCCTCTGTTAGGCATATCAATAGGGCGAGTATTTGCAGTATCATAATCCTTAGGATTAATCTTACTCTGTGGAACACCTGCTGCTGAAGCCTGTGAAGGTGCTACTCTCTTATCATTTTCTAAAGCCTCTGTCTGACTCTTAGGTAAGAACTTACCTCCTGATCTCTTTCTCATGTAAATGAGTCGCTGCCATTTATGATGACAATACGCTCCTCCCTTATACTTGAAGATAGAATATGTGCTTCTACCCTTAGGTGAGAATTGACCATTCACTCCAGAGAAACTCATTTGATTGATATCCTCTTTTCTATAGACCTTACCACCATCAGACAATCCAACCATCTCAACACAGAAGGTTCTGCTATTACTACTCAATGATCCTGAGTATCTATAGCGAATCTTAAACATACCTGCATCTTGTGAAGATCTCTCCTCAGCATCACCATATGAACTCACTGCAGCCATACTAACCGATGTGATCGCCTCTACGATCTGATCCTCATTATCTGGATCATCCACATCCTGCACCGCAGTTAATTCCCACTCCTCTTCATTGATATCCTCACCTTTATCAGCTAGGTATTCTAACCATTCCTTTTCATCCTCTTTCGTGAACTCTGGATCTGCCGCCATCTTGATTCCTGTTTCTTCCTCAATCACTTCCTGATCAGTAACATCCTCAACATCTGTAAACTCTAAAGGAGTTAATGTCTTGAAGTAAAGATTCAATGAAACATTATTGAAGGCTAGGATCTCATCTATAGCGTTAATCACCTGATTCTGCTTAGGTCTGATCACACTATTATCAAACAAAGTGAATGCCGTTTTAATCTCATCAGCATTATTCCCTAATCCTGTCTGATCCTTAACACCAAATAACATAGGGGAAGTGATTCTATGACCTACTAGGACCTTCTGTTGTGATTCCTTAGATAAGAACTCATATTGATTATGAGCATCTGATAACTGAACAGGCTCAATAGAAGCAGCAGTATCTGCTGAATCATTAAAGGAAAGGATAAACTTCCCTGCATTGGATGAGCCTCCCCACTTCTGCTTAATCTGAGATTCAATGTTCGCTCTTTCCTCCTCTGGTGGAACTCCGTTATTAAAGTTCACAATCATAGAAGGAGCAAGTCCGTTCTTAATGTTATTGATATGGTAGTTTGCTACCTCACCCTCTAACTCAGCATAAGGTAATGCA